ACCTTTAACCTATTTAACATAATATGTGCGGTATAGCAGGTTCAAAATATAAAGATAAAGCTTTTAACTTGTACAAAGATAATCTCGCGAGGGGTTATTATAGTTCAGGTGCATTAACATTAGACTCTAATGACCAATACCACANACACAAAACTGAAGGTATTTTTAATGAACCTATAGACTGTTTTAACCCGCCGGGTATAGACACTCACGGTCGTTACTTTTTATATCATTCCCGTGGCCCTACTGTTGAAACAAAATCATTTGAAGCGATAAATAATCACCCGTTCATTTATGGTGATTGGATAGTGGCTCATAACGGTATTATTAGTAATTTTGAGAGTTTATGTAGAGAGTATTTTCCTGACGAAGATTTTACCGGTAGAACCGATAGCTGTATTATACCGCGTATGTTAGAAATTAAATTAAAAGTATCAGAAGCTATGGAATCTCTTAAAGGTACATATGCTATATGGGCTTTTAACAACAAACACAAGAAAACTTACTTAGCCAGAAGTGCGAGTACATTATTTGCTAATCCGGTTACAGGGTGTTTTTCGTCTACCGAGTTTGAAGGTAGTGAATCCTTAAAAGAGGGAATTGTATACGCATTACAAGATTACAATAGTATAGTGCCTGCAGGTAGATTTAAGCACAAGTCTCCATACTTTGTATTCTAAGTATAGGGAAATGGGTTTAAGAAAAACATCAGACCGTAATACCGCTATAGACTATATTAACAGGGATATAGTTAACGTAAAAGAAGATCTTGCCAATATTAGTAAGATTGTACGGGATGGTAATGGCCACCCAAGTTTAATGCAACAAGTTGCAACAATTAATAATGACTTGTTACATTTAAGAGCAGAAATAGATAGTCGCTTTAACGAAAACCGTGACTTAATGGAAGTATATCACAACGAAATATACACTACTGTAAACAAATGCGAGGCCAAACATAAAGAAAAGCAAGGCTTACATTGGCACATGCAAACAGCTATTTGGGTTGCTTTAATAAGTAGTGTTACCGATCTTTTAATTCATTTTTTCGGTAAATAGAGTAGATTTGTTAAGAGAAGTAGCTATACTCTTCTTATATATGAAGGGTATACAATTAACTATAGAAGAAAAACAACTACTGGTAGAAGCTTTATTATTTTCCAGCATTACAGATATCTGTGCAGAGTGGACACCAAAACAAAATCAGATAATGGTTGATCTTGCTAAGAAACTCAACAATACTGACGTTAAACTTAACAACATTTATTTGTTTGAGGGTGGCCCGTTTGACAATCCGGTGTTAGCTGAGAACACTAAGAAAGCATTTACCAATCTTCCTTGCAGTAGTGTTATTACTGACTAATGAACGTATATCTTAGTTTTTGTTCTACCGCTACTTCGTATTCTGATTTAAAAAACAGAAATAAAAACACTATTGTAAACAGCGAAAGTTTAAATGGTGTTACAGTTACAAACGGGGTTTTTAATAATAAAACCTCTATAGCTAAAGTTTATAACTCTTATATTGATACATACAAAAATGAAGACTGTATATTGGTTTTAGCTCACGATGATGTTCTTATTACTGATAAGAACTGGTTAACTAAAATTAAACAAGGTCTTGACAAGTACGATGTAGTAGGGTTAGCTGGTGGTAGTGACGCTACTATCAGACAGCCTTGTTTATGGCACATTATGTGTCCAAGAGATACTCATAGCGGTACGGTAGGTCACACCATAGACAATAAAACATTTAAAACACACTTTGGTAAACCAGGTAGGGTATTATTGCTTGACGGTTTGTTTTTAGCATTCAACCCTAAAAAGATCGCTGCTGCTGGAGTTAGATTTGATGAATCGTGCCCGGCTAAGTTTCATTTTTATGATATTGATTTTAGCTTACAGTGTAACAAAGCTAAATTAAAACTCGGTACCTTTAATATTGACGTTATACATGCCTCTCCTGGGCTTAAATCTTACACTAAAGATTGGCTTGATGGTCAAGACTGGTTTATAAACAAATTTAACCGTGGAGAATATTAAAATTTATATTAACATACAATTATGATTATTACAGACCAAAAAATATACAACGGCGATTTCATACACAAGCGTTTTGCTTATAAGTATTTTAGAGATCGTACTTTACCTATCGGTAATATTGTTAGCTTTGTTGCTCCGGTTGAAGTAACTATTAATCTTATTGATTTAGAAGACTCATTAGAGAAGGATTATATCTATAGTGATTCTATGATTAACTTCTGTTGGGAAATACCTAACTTAGACCCGTTTGGTGCAGTATGCTTTCAGCGCTTATTTAACACCTCAATAGCTAATATTCTTCATAAGATTATTAACAAGCCTATTGAAATGAAGGGTGATGATATTATGGTGCATGCTGAATTTACACAAGGCGGAGTAGTACAACAAAAAGGCAAAGCATCAGTTAGTATTACGTACTCAAAAGACAATGTATCTATTGGACACACCGGGGTTAACTTAGTAGCCGGTAAACAAGCACCTGCATTTGCTTTTAGTACAAATTTAACTCCAGAACAAACAGTTAAATTCCAGAATGCAGTTATTGATCAGTTTTATAGCATGGTAGACAATATTTTTATTGCTACAACTAAGATTACTGTTTAATGTTCGAATATTTAAACAAAATACTTTTTAAGACTAAGGGACTTGATACTTCTAATATTGACGAAGTAAAAGAGTTTCAACCTTATTTGATACAGCGGTGGTGCTCTATGTATTCACCGCAAGTATCTAATCTTGTTAACCAGACAAGCAATAGAGTGTGGCCAGTATTAGATAATAATACTGCATGGTTTAATTATTTACATGGAGTTATACCTGCATGTAAATTTAAACGCACTTCTTATATAAAGAAGAAAAAAGAAACTGAATCCGTTACTAATAGTAAACAAGCTGTAAAGACCCTTGCCAATCACCTTGAAATTTCAGCAAGAGAAGTAAATCAATATATAGAATTATTTAATTTAAAATTACCAAATGAAAAAAAGCCTACAACACAAGATTGAGAGAGATATTAAGCAGAGTGGTTTAAACCAAGCCGATCAAAACAAAGCCCTTGAAGCTAATGAGGCAGTTGAGACAGATCTTACAAAAGGCATGGTAAGACTTGAAGACTATGCAAATAGTGATTTAAATCTTAAAAGCTGGAAACTTACTTCAGTATTAGACGACATTCTCTTTTGTCAATTTGCAGATACAAATGATGATGGTACAATGATTCGTAGAGGTGACATCTGGATACCTATTAATGCTGTTAATCAGGCATGGCGTGTAGCTAAAGTAATTTTAGCAGGACCGCGTGCAAAGGTTAAACCTGGTCAGCATGTTATTTTTCCAAGCACTTTCGGGCTAAAAGCAAGTAACGTTAATAACCTAAAAAATATTGTATTTCTCAATGAAGATCGTATTTTTGGTGTAGCGGAACCTGAAGATACATACGATAAGTATGTTAAATGAGAGTTTCTCAAACAGCATTAGCAGCCCTACTTTCGAAGAATGCTGTAGAAATTAAATTTGTCAGAAGACGCCCTGTTACTGGCGAGCCTATTACAAGAAGAATGCTTGCTACTAATGATACTATTTTGCTAAATAGTTCAGCTGGAAGGACTGCGCTTAACTTTAAACCAGCCACCGGGCATCTTAAATTCAATCCACAGACTAAAGGATTAGTACTAACTTGGGATATTTTTATGCAAGATTATAGGTTAGTGCCTGCAGAATCTGCTGATATTGTTAGTGTTATACCTACAACACCACCAGAACAGTTCTGGAAATATTTCAGTGAGGTATTAAGTAGAATGTCTACAGCCGATAAAGAACGGTTTATGGACAAATAAAATGCTTAATAATATCGATAACGACCTTAAAAATTACTTTCAAAAAAATATAGTTTTAACCCTTAGAAGTAAGCAATACAAAAAGGGAAAACTTATTAACTTTAAACTTTCTGGATGTTATTTATCTCTTATAATGCTTACCGAAAAGAAAAAGGAAACATTTGAAATTCCTTTCCCTTTTAACATAAAAAGAGAACCAAATAAGTTAGTTTTTGATTACACGCTTGAATCCCTGGCGGAACAAGATTTTGAATTGTTAGTTAATTTGAAAGCTACCAATCAAGTTAAGAAATGTAAATTTTTTAATACGACTCTTACAATTTCGTCATTGAACTAATTTAAATAGGGTCTATTATTATTAAATGGACCTTATTAAACCTTTGTTAGATTATTTTCCTGCGGGATATAACCCGAGGCCTCATCAAATAAAAGGCCTACAGGATATTGAGACAGCTATAAAGAAAGGAAAGAAGTTTATTATAGTACAGGCTCCTACTGGTTCAGGTAAATCATTTATAAGCAAGACACTTGCCAATGCAACAGATGAATGTGATACTGAATTTAAGAACTTAGTGTTTAATTACCATGCTTATGATGAAGACTATATTGATGTGATGGCTCGGTTTCCGGTGCACGGTTTATTTGCTTTAACCACTACCAAAGCACTACAAAATCAGTATAAAGAGCTATTTAACGAGTCGTCTATATTTAAAGGTAAGAGTAATTATCAGTGTGATGTGGATGAGAGCTTCACTGTAGACTTTGCACCGTGTGTAATTGCACAAAAGATGAGAAAAGAGTGTTGGGAAGAACATAGATGTCCATATTATGAATCTCGTAATAGTGCTTTAATAGAAAAGTTTACAGTATTAAATTACGCTTCTTTTTTTAATCTACCCAATCATTTAAAACATAGACAAGTTATAGTAGCAGACGAGTGTTCTGAGTTAGAAGACGAAATTGTAAAGAACTTCTCTACAGTTATTGATTATCGTAGATTAACACAGAGTGATATAGAGTTTAGTAAACTAACTACAGATAACCCAAACAAAGCACTTGGTTGGTTAACAGATTTAGCTTCTTCTATAAAAGAAGGTATTGATTCTAAAGCTAATCGTTCTCGCTACGATAATAACAAAATGGAGCTCATACAACAGCAGTTCAGAAAAGATCTGTATGAATCTATTATTAATACTATTGATCATTGGGAAGATACACAATACATTATCGAAAAAGATGCTGAGAAAGCTATTTTTACCCCTCTAAAGATTGATAAGCTTAGTGGCTGTTTGTTTNATTATGCTGAAACCGTAATCTTAATGAGCGCAACTATTGTAGATAAAAACATATTTGCAAAGACATTAGGTATTACTGATTTTGAATATGTAGAGATTGAATCTACATTTGACCCTAAAAAGAGCCCTATTTATTGTCATACCAAGTTCCCGTTGAATCATAAGTTAATGGAAAAGAACTTACCACCCGTATTAGATATAGCTCATACATTAGCTGATAGCCATAAAGGTGAGAAAGGTATTGTTCATACGCATTCATTTGCTATTACTCAAGCTGTACAAAGAAAACTTAAAGGTAAAAGGTACCTATGTAGAGAAGAGGGTACAACCAATGAAGACATTATTAAAGAACATATGTTAAGACCGGATGATACGGTTTTAGTTAGTCCTTCATTAACTATGGGGTTAGATCTTAAAGGGGATTTGGGTAAGTGGCAGATTATTATAAAACTACCTTATCCCTCTTTAGGTGGTAAGAGAATTAAAAAGCTCTTTGAAGAAGATCCAGGTTGGTACAAAATGCGCATGTTTATCGCTTTAATACAAGCCTGTGGTAGATGTACCAGAAGTGTAGAAGATGAAAGCGTAACTTACATATTAGACGGTTTATCCGCTAAAACTATAATAGATAATAAGAAGATCTTACCCAAACACTTCTTAGATCGTATTGTATAAGTATATAAGTGCAGAATTATACATATCATTGGGAGGTAAGGGATTTATTAACGCAATTTCTNNANGCNTTTGACGGAGCGATAGTAAAGCGTTATGATAACAATGGTAAAGTGGGTAACAACGTAGCTGTTCGTTATGTATATGCACCTAAGCAGAGAGTGTTGTTTGACTTAATAGATAAAGCTCAAAACTTTACTCTACCGGCTGTTGCGTTTTGGATATCTAATATTTCCAGGGATCAGAATCGAGTATTTAATAAAATATACGGTCAATTTAATTTAAACCCTAACACGGGTGGTGTTTCTACTTCTAACCAAAACCTTCAACCGGTACCGGTTAATATTGAGGTTAATGTTAGTATTATGACTCGTTTTCAAAACGACATGGATCAGATTTTAAGTAATTTTGTTCCATATAGTGATCCTTATTTTATTATTTCGTGGCAAAGAGAAGGTATGACTGGTATTGAGATTCGTTCAGATGTACTTTGGAATGGTACTCTTAATATGACGTACCCAACCGATCAAAACGCTTCACAACCAACCCGGGTTACATGCGACACATCATTTACGATTAAAGGATGGTTGTTTAAAGCAGACGCCAACACAAAGGGTAGAATATTTAAAATAGATACTAACTTTAATCCTGTATCAGCAGTACCTTTATTAGAAAACTACGAATCTTTAGTTAACCCTGAATATACAGAATCGTTTGTTGTGTCTGCTGTACCACAATTACCATACGTTAGTAGATGGATCACACATCAAGGCTTATCTGGTAATATAGGCATACACGGTAACATGCTATCTCACACTAATAGTATATTTTTAAGCGCAAATACACACACTATGTTTGGTAACGGTACAACATTTACACCATTTGT